CAACGAACTCCTCATATACATCTACTATTGCTTTACTGTAATAAGTATTTGTTACAAACGTAGGTGCAGTAACTACTGTCTTTTTGGAATAAAATCTATTAGCCACAAAATTAGGTGCAGACACGCTAATCGTCAATGAATAATAATAGTTCGCCCTAAACTTAGGAGCTACAGACTTACTATCTCTGTTATAGTAAGTATTCTTCTTCCACTTAGGCTTTTTCTTATACTTATCAACATACAATATCATTACATTTATGTTTATCTTGTCTTTCTTTGAACCAGTAGCCTTCTGCCATTCTTTTACCTTGTCCTGATCCACAACATATAATTGCCCAGCAGTCATCCAAACACTATCTTTCACATAGATTTCATAGCCTTTTGAATTATTTGACTTTTTGATTCCATATTTTGGAACTTTCCAATAATATGAATCGTAATTGTCTGACCAATCGCTTGGCTTTCCTGTATGCATGTGATATACAGGTTTGCTATCGCCACTAACTGAATCATAATCGACACCATTAAATGTATAATACTTACCATAGTTCTTCTTCCAGTCCTTTGGCTCATTGCTTAATTTTTTATAATTATTCTTTGATATACTCTCAACAGAATTATACTCATTTCCAGACTTCTCGTAATAATTTCTGTAATTGCTATTCCAATCAGATGGCTGTGATGATAATGCAGTATACAATGTGCTTTCGACAGCTTCTACTTGCACATATTCACCACTCTGCATGACATAGTAATTACCGAAACGACTATTCCAATCTGCTGGCTGACTAGCCAATACTGAATACTTCTCTTGCTGAGTAACAACAAGAGAATCATAGCCTTCACCTTCACCACGCTTATAATAGCTAGTATGATTTGTGATATAATCTGCAGGCTTTTCCATCAACGGAATATAAGTAGTCAATACTTCTGCAGACGGATAATCATACACCTCTGCTACCTCGTCCACATCAAATAATACCTGCTGTGATTCATCAAGGATATAATCTGCATCTTCCATTGGATTCTCGTTCGCATATGGCTGAATATTTCCATCTGCATCAGTAAACAAATGAATTACTGCTCTATCAGACAAATCTCCTTGACCTAGACAGACTAGATGGTTTGTTGGCCTTGCATTCTGCGATATTTCGAACTCTATCTGTGAACTATCCCATTCATCATCATTAGTAAAATCAATAGCAAGATGGCAAGATAATTCAACCTTGCCATTTCGCCATGTAAATGAGATTTTGCCATGATACTCCTTAAGCATATCCAGTATTCCATGATATACATCATTATATCTAAAACTATACTCAGCAACTTCCACACCACTACTCTCTGCTGCTACTGAAAATAAATCATCCAAGCCTTGTCTAGTTATTAAATCGCCAATTATTTCATTAGCATCACCAGATACAACCAAATAATCATCATCAGGAAGTATGACAGATTTCGCAAGTATTCCATGCCACGTTCTACCTCTATACTTAACTATCTGATTTCCATTGTCGACATAGATCCCATCAACCACACCACCATACTCAGTATTCTCAGCATAGATATAGAATCCTGGCTCCATGCAATGTTCAGATAGATTAAGCTCAAGCTCGAAATCGTTCTCAGACTCACCATAAGCCATATCGAGCTTATAAAACATCAAAACGCCTATATCTTCTTTATTCTGATTTGCATATATTAAATCCATTTAGGCTCACTCCTTTGCTCAATCAAGGTTAAGTCAAACCTTGCATCAGTATCACGAATGACAGTAGCTTTACCAACTGCTATTTTTTCAAAAATATACGATTCTTTATTTCTATCATTGAATACATTGATTTCAGTACCATCATTCAATATCTTCGTGATTTTCTTAGTCAATGAGTTAATCTTTAAATACTCGCCTGCTCCTAGATCAGTAAAGACCTGATATATATGGTCGTTTATATAGATAGTAGGTGCTTCTTGCTCGCCAAAAAATATCATTTCAAAGTCACATGGCATATATCCATCATTTATAATCTGCTGATTTGTAGCCTTTTTCATGTAGTCATGTGGATAGTCATGTGGATAGTCTAAATCACCTTCTACAACCTGTTCTTCAGGATAAAAACTATATTTCGTTTCCTTTATCCATCTGTTTGTGGATATAAAATCAACAGTCATTTTTATACCTATACCAGACTTATATTTGCTGTTTTCCTTAGCCACAAAATATCCTTCAAGGTAGTAATCGCCTAGCACTATTCTGCCAGGTATGTTCTCAAGGACATCCTTGTTTATAACTTCGAAAAAATGGTTAGCAATCTCATTTCGATTTTCACCAACAGCAAAAACATCAAGAGTGGATTTCTTAGTAGGATTATCAAAGTTGACTATTCGCTTATTATTTACATCATAATCCCACTCATAATCATGCAAGTCTGATTCGTTAATAAACAATCTATCTTCACCGAAGTTTATCACTTCTCCATAATGATTTATAAATTTTAACTTAAGCATACTTTTTCACCACCCTTGCTAACTCTCTATTATCAGCCTTGAACTCAAGACCTTGAACTGCATCACGAATATCTGCAGATAAGTTTATCGCTTCTAGGTAGCCATAGATACCACGAAGTAATCTGATACCTTCATCATCAACTCTACGACTATCAAGTGACTGATTAAAAGCATCTACCATGGTATCAAGTGGAGTCTCAATATTAACTCCAGACTTCTGATCACCTAACATTGCTAAGAATGGGTTATTAGGCTCAATAACACCACCACGAGCTAACTTAGGTATCTCAGGCACATCAATCAAACTAATCAAACCTTTGAATGGCTTTGCAGGTCCAATTTTTACGTTTTTAATGGCTTTCAATGCTTTGTTAATTCCTTCGAATGGAACTTTGATGACCTTATTAATGCCACCAATTAAACCATTGACAACTGTCTTGAATACACTTAAGATACCTTCCTTGATACCTTCAAATACCTTACCACCTGTTGTAAAGACATTTTTTACGCCTTCCCAAGCAGTTTGGAAAGTAGTCTTGAACCAATCTGTTACCTTACTAAATGCTCCCTTGATGCCCTTCCAGATGCCTTTGAAAAAACCTACAACACCACTAAAAGCATTCTTTACATTATCAACAGCAGTTGTGAACTTATCTCCTATCCATTCTGCCACTGGACTTAAAGTTGTCTTTATCTTAGACCATACTTGCTGAATAATAAATACCCAAGATTCAAAGCCTTTCTTTAATGCATCGATAACATTGAGAACTGTCTTCTTGATTGTTGCCCATACTTTCTGAACAGCTTTTCTGAAATCTTCATTCGTGTTATAAAGTACAGCAAAAGCCGATACAAGACCCATAACAGCCACAATCACGATTCCGATTGGATTTGCATTAAGAACAGCATTAAGAGCTGTCTGTGCTGCTGTGAGTGCTGTTGTTGCTCCTTGAGCTATTGTTGTTGCTAATACTTGAGCCTTTGTTGCAAGCGTTGTCGCAATCACAATTGCCTTATATGTTGCAAATGCTCCTGTGATCCCCACAATAACAGCCTTAAAAACATCCGATGCAGTACTACCATCATTAAGCCATGTAATAAAATCAGTAAGTTTATTAATAACAAATTCTAAGCCATCAGATAATGCACTAATTGCATCCTTAAAAAGATTAGTAGAATCCTCTGCTGCGTCCCCAGACTCAACATAATCCTTAAAATAATCTATAACAGGAGATAAGAACTCGCCCAATGCTTCAAATAAGCCACCCAAAGCATCAACTACAGGTGAGAACTCGTCTGAAATATATTCAGCCATGTTTTTGAGATTTTCCCAAAAATCCTTTGCAATATCAATAGCATTTGTGACTACATCAGCCATAACATCAAATGCTTTTTCAAAAACCTTTTTAATTTTAGGAATATTCTTTATAACATAATCTGCTGCCTTCTGTATTAAAGGCATAACCTTAGCACCGACTCTGGTTACAATAGCACCAAAAGACCTCTGCAATTGGTCAATAGTATCAGTGAGTTTAACACCAGCGTCAACGGTCTCATCATCCATGACCAAACCCAAATCATGAGCTTGCTTCTTCATAGCTTCCATGGATCCTGCCTCACTATTGAGTAAAGGCATGAGTTCAGTTCCACTTCGGCCTAATAGTTTATTAGCAATAGATGCTTTCTCGGTCTGATTTTCCATACCTTGTAAAGCTGACACAACATCAAAAAATACATCTTCCTGTGACTTTAGCTTACCTTCTGAATCAGTAACTTCCACACCTAATGCTTTGAACATTTTTGCTGTGTCTGATGAGCCATCGGATGCCTTAGTCATCTGCGATGTAAGAGTTTTCATGCCCATCTTAAGACTATCAACCGAAGTACCCGACTGTGAGCATATAAAATCTAATTCCTGGAAAGCCTCTCGTGATATGCCAAGCTTCTGCGACATCTTATCTATACGGTCGGATGTATCTGCAGACTTTTTTGAAACTGCCGATAATGCCCCAACTGCTCCACCGACTGCTGTAGATACACCTGCAAATGCCTTGCCTGCGACCTTAAAAGCTTTGGTTAGCTTACCACCAAAACCCTTAGCAGATGACTGTGCATTTTTCAAACCTTGTTCATACTGCTTGCTATCTAGCGAGAGCGATGCATATAAATCAAATACATTAGCCATATTACTCTCCTTTCATTTTTTCTAATATTCTAAATGCGATTTCATCGCCATCCATCTCGATTTCTGGCTTCGGACAGAGTACATCTATGAATCTATCTGGTAGCATTTTCTCCCTCATATAAGAATAAGCAGTATCTGTTATATATACTCGATATAACAAATCATCTTGATACGATTTGTACTTCGATAACAAATACTGCTTAAAGTGTTTAGGATTACCACGATATTCACCATAGCATTGCCAAAAAATATCTATTCCTCTGTCTGAGCCAATGACGATAAAAAATCATTCAAGTCCTTATCATTTAATACTTCAAGGACTTTCGATACGAGCGTAACAGGTGTGCAAGTGAACTCTTCCACAGGCACATCTTCAAGTCTTGCCAGTATCTGCACAATCTCTTTCTTGTATTTTTTCAAGGCCATTGATATAGCCTTCATCCTATCTTTTGCAAATTCTTTTTTTACATCTGCATCATTTATAATTGCTGAGCATGGCTCAATAATGTCTGCTAATACTTCAACAGCATCTTCATTTTTGAAATCAGATATTTTTTTCATACAATCTACTCCTTATCCTATGCTTCAGATGTAACAGTGACGGTGCATGTATCATCAAAATCACCACATGTTGCTGTGATAGTTGCTGTGCCATCACCAACAGCTGTTACTTTACCAAACTCATCAACAGTTGCAACTGTATCACTGCTTGACGTAAATGTAACTGTTCCAGTTGCACCCTTTGGTGTAATAGTAGCGATTAGGTTCAATGTTTCACCAACGCTTAAATTAGCTTCAGCAGGTGCAACTCCAATTCCTGTTGGTGTAACAGGTGTGCTTGTGCTTTCTTTGATGTAGATTTCAAATGGAACTATATCCTGTGCATCTAATGAAAAATGACCAGTAAATTCGAAAGCAAAATTACCCTTTGCCTTGTCTCCAGTCTGAATCTGGAATCCACCTGTTGATAATGCATTCATTAAATGGATAGCAATGAAACCAGCGTTTTCACCTGTGTTCACATCACTATAATCGCCAACCCACCATACATCTTTGAAATCAGTAAGAGCAACTTCTGATCTAGGAATAATATGAGTAGCATCTTCTCCGTCCACATCACCTAAAGCTACTAATCTCTGTGCTAGAGCCTTTGTAACTGATACAAAAGTACCAGACATTGTAACTTCCCAATCTTCAAGCTTCTTAAGTTCTTTTGTGTTCTTAGGGCAGTTGTCAATGTCTTCACCAAAGTCACTGTAGCTTGGAGTCGCTGTAAAATTGATACCACCTGATGTAGCACCAATAATATTACCAATAACTGCTGTGCTAGGCACGAAACTATCTAATAGAATTCCTGCGTTAAGCTGTAGCTCTTTAAAAGTAGTCTCAGGAATCTTTGTATATTTCATCATAACTTTTCGCTCCTTCCTAATGATATTCTATTATTACATTTAGCATATATCTTCTCACCATATCATTCAAATCGGCCACACGTACCTTATATGGCGAGCTTCTCTTAATCCAAATATTACCATCGTCATATGGTATGCAAACGCCACCATCAGATAGCACTTCGTCAATTTGCTTTACTTTGTTTTCAATGGCTTGCCATCCGTCATCATAGTACCAAACAGATGCTGAACTTGCTATATCATCACCAAAGTCACCAACTGAAACTTCGTATGTGATATAAGGCATTTTTGCATCGTCAGGTACGGTTGACTCGTCATATGCTTTTATACCAAACTGACTCCAGAATGAATGTAAAGCTTGTACTTTATCCATCGCCTAGCCTCCATTCTTCGCAACTGACTTGTCGCATATCTAAACCAGCACTAGCAGGTGTAAACTTATCATCACCATCGGAAGTCACTCTGAATATTTTACCATCAGATACTCTCCTAAGCACATCATGATAATCAAGTACCAAACTACGCTTAGTAGTAAGAGTATACACACTGCTTACTCCCATAGCCATGCCAGTTCTCGCCTGGATGGAATTATCAAAAACCATAGCACCCTGAATAGTTATACCATCTACCCACTGCACTACGCTTCCACCATAGCCATCGTCAGTTCTTATCTTGTTCAATATTACAAAATCTTCAAACGCCTGTTCTAATAAGCTCATTATATCTTCCTCCATCTATTCAAGGAGCTTGCGAACTGTGACTTCCAAGTAACTCCACTATCACCACTAGATCCTGAGCCAGATGCCTTGGTATATGAGTAGCCACCGAACGACTCCGACTGATATGGACTCGATAAGATATCACTATTCTTATCGAGCCAATCATCAATCGCTTTACTCAACACCACTATTTCTTTCGGAATTTTCATACACCACACTGCTCCATGGAATTCTGACTCGTCAGTAAGCTCATCATCATAAGCATGTACTCCGTCATTAAAGACAGAGCCTACAATTCTATAATATTGTCCTTCTTGCAAATCAACAAGTGGTGTGAGTTTGCCACCACTGACCGTAAAATCACCAATATGTTTATCGGAATCATCCGTAAACCAATTCCTAAGTTCTTGACAAAGTTCAGTTAGCATAAATCACACCACCTTTCTTACTTTTCTTTTTTCTTGCGTCTTGAGTTTACCTTCTTGATAAGCTCAACGCCCTGTTTGTTCTTATCAGATGATAACTCCTCAATCCTTTCCTCAGAAGGCTCGTACCCTTTTCTAGGGTACATATCGCCTTCTTTGTAAAGGTAACGCTCGTCTTTTAAATCTATAAATGACTTAATAACTTTATACATAAATCACCTCTATGCTTCTGCTGTTGATTCTCCAAGTGTAAGTCCACTTAAGCCGAATAACTGAACATTCTTATGTCCACTAGCATCGCTCTGAACAACCTTAATTTTCTGAGTATTCTTATCAGTAACTTTGAATACTGCATTCTTATCAGAATCAAGAGTCTGTAAAGGCATACCTGTTGCACTTGGAACGATTCCTACCTGTACATTTGCATATGTTAAACCACTTGCAAAGTTACTAAACTTAAGTGCTAAGAAGTAGCCATCGCCAGATAATGTTCCACTAGGTGCTAAACCACCTTCAATGAATGTAAGCTCACCTGTGACCTCACCGCCGTTGATTGCTACATTACTCTGGAAATCAGCAGGCTTTTTGTCTGTCCAAGGATATGTAGCATCTGCATCATCGGGAGCTACAGTAAGGTCAGTTAGAAAAGAATCATCGATATCGATATTAGCGATACCATCAAGATACTCTGCCCAAAGAGTCATACCCATAAGAGCATAAGATTCACCAACAGCTGTGCTGTAATTTCCATTAGCATGGAAACCGATGAGATTAGTCTCACCTTCAACTGTGTACTGTAATCCTAACTGAGCAAATTCACTATCAGATGGGTCAACATAGTATAAATCGATGTTTTCAATAGGAGTAGCATAAACCTTACTTCTGTCAATCTCAGATGATAAGATCACATATCTAGCACCCATGAAGTTTTCGATATACTGAATACCCTGTGATGTCTGAAGTGTAATATTTGCTGTACCTAAATACTTGAAGTAATCAAGAGTATTTACGAACACAACAATCTCAGTAGCATCTCTATGCATTTTCTTGAACTTGTCTGTTACAAGTCCGAGAGCTTCAGCAATTGCTGCCTGGAAACCACTTGCAACACCAGTAAGTCTACCTGTTGCTAAGAATGTATAGAATCTACCCATAACATTTGACTGTAATTCATTTAAGAATGCATCGTCTGTTTTCTGGATAGCTACAGTTGCTCCAAATTTAGCAACTGACTCAATTGATACAGCCTTTGCATATTTTTCGATAGTAACATCACCATATGATACAGGCTCTACCTGAAATTCTGTATATGGAATCTCTTCACCTTCACCAACTGTTGCACCACCCTGTAATCCTTCAGATTTCATAGATGCAACATATGATGTTAAAACAGTACCTGGAGCCTTCTTGATAGGTCTTACAATACCTAAAATTTCTCTTAAGGCATCCCAGTTCTTTGTAAATCTTGTTACAAAATCAACTTCTCTTGCACGAACTGTAATATCAGTTGTGACTGTTAATCCTTCTTTTGCTGGCATAATAATTCTCCTTTACTAAAAATCTGTTTTCTAGAAACCAAAAATCTCGTGATTCTCAGCGATAGCCTTCTGTCTATCTGCAGGATCCTTGATTTTCATGATTTCATCTTTACTCATCTTACCACCAGTACTATGTGGTGGCTTACTAGTATCGGCACCTTTCACACCTTCTGAAACGATAAAATCTGCCCATTCTGTCTTAACAGATTCGGCAATCTTATCAGAGCCTTTCACATTACCATCCTTGTCAAATTCGATACTATCAATGCTCTCTCTAGATACTTTGACAATAGAGTCAATACGCTTATCAGATACGCCTGCAGATTTTAAAATCTCCTTAAAGGCATTCTCCTTGCTTGCTCTAGTCTCTTTATTCTTCACATCATTCTTGTAATCATCAAATTCTTTCTGAATCTTCTCGTACTTTTCCTTGTACTCCTCAGTAGCATCTTCATTAACTTTTTTTCTAAGGCTCTCTAATTCCTTATTGGCTTCAGCCAACTGTTCAGAATCTGCCTTGTATTTACTGCATTCTTCCTTTAATGCTGTAACTGTTTCGCTATGAGCATTGATAATCTCATCAATCTTTTCAGACTCAATACCCATTGCTGATAAAAATTTTCTTGTTAAAGCGATAAGTCTTCACTCCCTTCGTATCTCCATTCATAGCCACCAGCCGTTTTGCTCCAGCCAGTGAGCGCATTAGTGATGCTTGTCCTTGATATGCCAGTCATTTTGCTTGCATATACAATGCTTTTATACTCTGCGACCTTTTCTCCATCAATATACTGCCCAACTCTTTTGTTTTTGCTGTATTCAATATTGTATTGATGGTCACACCATTCAAGATTATCAACACTATTGTTTAGTGAATTTTCATCTTTATGGTTAACTTCTGGCAAATTATCAGGATTCGGTATAAATGCCTTAGCAACTAATCTATGAACCGACTCATGATGAGAACATCCTTTTGAATCTAATAATATTACAAATTCATATTGTGGTTGCCCTTTTCTCCCTCGCTTACCTTTTTTAAGAAGTTTACCTTTTCGGTGCTGAACCCATGCTCCTTGTACAACTTTAGGTAATGAATACACATCGCCCTCGTCGCTAACAAGATACAGTCCCTCATATCCTGCAACGTCTTTCCAAAGTGCCATTTCAAACTCTCCTTTTCTTCGGGAACAATTCTTCGTTCTTAGATATGTATAACATATCACAAACTGACATAGATGTCAAACGTGCATGTTAATCTTTTAAAAATTTCTCAATGAGTGCTCTGTACTCGGCCTCATGGTTAGCAATCGAATTACGCAACATATGGTGTGGTTGCATTCCAGCAGTTATGTGATACTCACCCTTGTCATCATAATAACCCCAAGGTGTCTGCCTACCATGGCCATCAGATGCATACTTGCCTGTACCAAATTCCACATAGGGAGCATAGTCGACATTTGTACCCACATACAATGTGTTGCCATCGTTTACATTTGTAATCGAGTTACGGAGTCGACCTGTATCAACAGGACATCCATGCTTGGCATGACCTTCGGCTTGCTCACCTATGACTTTTAGTATCAATCTTTTTTTTCTATCAAGCTCACTCAAAACTGTGCCACTATTATCCTCTATTTTCATATTTTTCTCCTTTCTGTGTATGATGAAGGATTATCGTACATTTTCCAAAAGTCTCTATAGCAATTTTTTTTCTATAGGGACTTTTCTAAAATGTATCATTATCCTACATTTCATACATTATCCTACACAAAAAATATATAAAAAATATATAATAATATATATATTATAATAATAATGACTGACATAAAATGACATCATAAAAAATATAACATAGAGTAACATAGAATACTATAAGGTGCTATAAAAAACACCAAAAAAGATAAAAAATGAGTAAAATTAGTGCCAAGAATTATCTCGATTTCTTCTTCACATTATCTCCCATGTTTCTGATATGTCTTCACCATTAACTACTTCGAATGTATCATCTTCCATGATATCCTATTCATCAATATCCACACCATCAATGCTTACAATCCTAGTCTCTAAAGAGCAACGACAGTTATATACGTTAGCAGGGTCTGCATCAGGATCACCAGGATACATGATATCGTCTTCTGTGCCATCAGCTAAGATTGCTACAAAAGGCTCGTCTATATCCATCTCCACACCATCTAAGTCCGTATGCCAAGCACGAGTACGCTCGTCAGCAGTAGCTATCCAGACCTTCTTAAGCACTACGCCTGCATCCTGGAGCTCATGATACGAGTCCATTCTGCCCATGCATTCAGCATTTGTGGTCATGGTACGAGCATTACGAATAGCAGATTTCTCATTCATGTCCGTCACATTCTGCAATCTCTTCGATATGTCTCCAATAGACTCACCCTGCAATATGCCCTGCATGACCTGTGAATTTATCTTCTTCGTATTCCACTTCATGTCCTTCGAGATGTCGACCTTCTTCGGCAGTAAATCAATACTACCATTCTTAATCAACTTCTTGACTGTGCTCTCGTCAACCATATCAAAGTTGATGTTGGCCTTCATGCCATTCACTTCACCAATAACCTGATTATAATTAGTAGAATAGATAGATGGAGTCTTCTCGTTAAGATAATCAACTGCTATCTTATTAGCATTGGCTATCTTCTCGGTAGTCTGATTAACCATAGACTGATACTTCTGATTCTGCAATGTGAAATTACGCAAGACACGTTGATACTCATACATGTCGCCAGTTCTTTCAGCCTCGGCTTTTAATGCATCAAGCCTCTTCTGCTCCGACTTCATGTATGAGTTCCACTTCTCAGTAATATCCTTATTGGCCTTCTTGTATATCTTTGCTATCTCGGACTCCATCTTCTCGAGTTGCTTATCCGTCCACTTCCTCGCCTTGTCCATCTATTTCACCTTCACCTTCATTCACAAAACGACCAGCTTCCTCTGCATTAACCCTATCAAGGATGCCATCAACCTCATCAAGGTTTAAGAATGGTAAATGCTTAAGCACAGTCTCATCATCCAGATACTGAGCTGCTGCAAGGATCATCTGAGTCTCTTCTGTCTGATTAACAATCTTGCTACGCTTAAACGTAGGAGCATCATCAACATCAATTAAAGCAAGTAAACCCTGAATGCAATCACATACACAGTATTCAAACTGGTCTGTCTTGTTATTCAAGGACTCGTATGCTGCATTTATTGCAGTAGCTGTAAGATTTCCATTAGACAATGCCTGTACATTTAAAGCCATAGCGTCATTATATAAATCATTCTCAAGCCTTGTGAGATATGACTCTCTTGCGTTGTATGGGATTTCAACAGTATGCGATTCAGCAGTTGCTCCGTCCTGGTCAACTACTGCTGCCCTAACGGTTCTCAAACGCTCTAAGAACTTAGCAAGGTCAATATCATCCATGCCACCTGCATTCTGTAATATCCAATATATCTGCGATACATCATCAAGGTCATTGGCAAAGCCAGACTTAATCAAATCGTATGCATCTATCTGTGAACGTAAACCAACTAATTCTGACTGCTTATCTGGATTACCCCATAATGGTATAATAGGGAAACCAGGATAGTTCTCGTAATCATAGATAACTGTACCATCAACTGCAGATGATACAACCTTCTGCTTGTAAGTTCTCTTAGGCTGTAATTCTTGAATAGTCCCATCTTTCTTTCTGATGTATTCAGTATAGCCATCAATCTCATACAATGTTGCTCTCATTGGCTTATTTGCATCAATCTGCCAGAATCTGATGCCTGCTTTCAATGAGCCATCTTCTTCATCCCATAATGGAGCAAACTCCAATGCATTAAAAACTTCCACATGGTCTAAGTTTAAAAAGCAGTAGCTTACTGCTCCCCATAATGACTGTTTACCAGCCTTCTGCATTGCTCTATCGAATGCCTCGCCACCGAGCTTATCCTTGGTAGCATCATCATTAAACTGAACGCCATTACCAAGCAAGTACTGATTTTCCTGAGTAATAAATCTTTGGAAAAAATTGCTAACAGTCTTGTGATTAGCACTGAAATTATCAGCGACTGCTTCGCCAGACATCTTATACAGCAACTTCTTGTAGTTCATAATAGTAATATTACGCTTGCAAGCATACTCATTACCTACATACGCTTCCTGATAGAAGTCGCTCGTTTGATAATCCCGAATAGTCTTGAATATAAATTCCTTTAGATTATCCGTCTCTAATAAATCCTGATATGTTTTCATTCTAACCCTCCTATATTCTCCTTGTATGATTCCTCTCCGAATACCTTAATATAATTTTCTTTGTATTCTTCTTCACTCATACCATCTATGAAGCCTATTGTAATCTCATTCTTTTCGTTATCAAACCAATCGTATATGCACTCGAATAAAATCTGTGCTTTATCTGGGTTATCGTTAAGAAGTTGCATAATAGGCTTTAAATCGCTTTTTCTTTCTTCATCTGTAATTTCGTCTATATAATTTAGTAAGTTGTCGAAAAACGAGGAAAGAATCGTTTTTTTGGCATACTCAATGCCTTCTATAAACATCTTGTTGCCTCCTTTGAGTAATCCTTCGTAGTATGCGTTGTCTGTTTCATAAGGTTCATACTTGTATTTTCCGTCTCCTAATTCAACTTTTCTTTGCTTTGTTACTCTTTTTTGTGATGAATCTGGTATATAAGTCATCTTCTACCTCCTTACATATACATCAATGACTGATATTTGTTCTCAACACGATGATGAGTATTTTTCCATAGCAACCTAGCCAAGCATGAGCATGAGTCTGGAGCATCATCGTGCTCGGCATTCTCATTATAGTCGCATATCTGCTCTATATACTCATCATCAGTTCCTTCCACAAATATAACATCTTTCCATATTCCCTTCAAGTATGTGACTATCTTAATATACTTGTTCATGGTCTCAGCATACGATACAGTCCTAGCACCAGCATTCTTCAAATCTCTCGCAACAAGGCCTTTATCAGCATTGTTCTCATTATAGAGCTTGCTACAGCCATGATCCTGGAATAGGCTAAGGATATCAGCATAGCAGTTCTCAACATGCTTACGCCACATCTTGCCTAACACATAATACTTACCATCATGAAACGACATGATCGTAAAGGCTGTATAATCCTCACCATAGAACGCTGAGTCCAAGTGAGCCAAGCCACCATAGATATAACGAATGTCTGCACCTGTCTGTGGATTTGCAAATATAACATCCTCAGATGCGATATGCTTCAGCTCGTAGTTTGCTGCAAATAACGATGGCGACATGTTCTCCTTAAGGTATGCAATGTCTGCATCGGTCATAAGGCCAGTCGAATAACAGTCGTATTTCTTTAAATTGGGCATAAGAGAAAAAGCATCATCCTTGTGCCAAGGTGTGCCTGTATTAATAAATCGCCCACCACGATTCTTGATGTTCTGCAATTCCTGATATGCTATCTTAGTCTTCTCACGCTCTGCTGCAGATATTCGGTCATTCACATTGACAATATCGTCAGTAACAATAATGTCAGCATGCTTACCTGTGATAGACGTACCAATACCCAAGCCAAGTATCTGACTAGCACCCTTGTTAGTAGTGCAAAGATTAGTATTAATCTCATTACCTGTGGCCTTGGTTATCTGTAAATCAATACCATACAGAGCTTTGGCCATACGCTTAAAGCAACCTGACTCCAGGATCCTTTTACTCTGTCTCGCAATTTCCATGACATCACTGCTAGTCTTACGCAAATAGATAACAGTCTCGTTAGGTTTTACCAGAATGTGTAAAGGAAAAAACAACGACAGCACAGTAGTCTTGTAACTACCACGATGTCCCTGTAATGTTTGGTCTTCCTCTTCATACAGAAAAGACCGCAACCATTCATTATGAATATCAGTCAAATCATTAAAGCCAAGCCAATGACCTACTTCAATAGGTCTACTCCACAGCATCTCCATTATTTCGCTTCTTTGCAAAGTACTCATCCATCTCCCTCACAGTCTCATCGATGTTTTCACGAACTTCAATTTCAGATGCATCCTTCTGACCGAGATATTGCTTGCCTAACCAGATAGCCATAGAGCAATTAGATTCGGCCATTCTAAACTGAGTTCTACGCAATGAAATCTTACCACCTGCAGATTTCTTTTTAAATACCTCCGCAAATGTGTCATTATATTCTTTAGCACAAAATCTCTCTATAGTATCTTCAGAGCAACCAAACCAACCAGCGATTTCAACCAAAGTACACTGAAACTGGCATAATTTTTCAAACTGTTCCTTATCGATTTCAATAGGTGGTCTACCCATTTTAGCCATAAAAAACACTCCTTTCTATAATAAACATCATGTAACATATTATTACATATATTATTCTATCATATAAGGCAAAAAAAATAAAGAGTAGGAAACCCTACTCCTTATCTGCTTCGATGATTGTTGGCGCTACATATCCGCATACAGAATCAATTGTTCTTCCATCGCTTGACACTTCACAACTAGCATCAATCAATCTTCCGTGTCCTTTAGGAAGTGATATACCTTTTTTCACTGCTTCATACAAATGTATAGTTACAGGGTATGATGTTGTATTATTGGGATAATTCTTTATACCCAAATACTCATTTTCATTTATATCAATTACTATTTTCATTTAATCGCTCTCCATTTCTGCTCCACAATTAGGACAAAATGGTGATTTCCACATATTAGCACGTTTACAATTTGAACAAAAACAATTATAAACACTTTCAATATCAAACTCATCTTCCCATTTCGCCTTTTTACGATTTTCTTTTAATTTTCTATCCTTATGCAACCTGTCCACATATATATATTCAATATGATCAATGCTATTATAAGGGAAAAACCAAATCCTATGCTGGGTATGAACTCTAAACATTTTATCATCAGCACCGAAATCATATTCTGTAACATTTTGAATACTAAACGAATCATCATGAGTATACACATCAATCTGCAATGATTCATCCTGTTTCTGCTCAGAATTAAAATAATCCTTACTCACTAATTAACACCTCCCGATATAATCCTTAAATCCAGGATACTTCAAATTAAATTCCATTATAAGATCATTCCAGAGCATCTTCTTAATATCGTCATTTTTCCTAAAATCAATTGAGCGATATGCGAACTCTGGAATGAACTCTTCTTTAAAAATCTTAACATATTCTTCATAAGACATCTTTCACTACTCCATCTTAGCTATCTCATCAAGCAGATTCATGCAATCATTCATATCAAGCCACCCTGCAACATCAGTAAAGTTATCATCATCATATGTCAACGCACCATCGTGAAGCAGAGCCATCTCAAAAGGATTTTCAGCATTACCATAGCCATAATTGATTATGGATGCACCATAGTGATTAGTAAATAAAACAATAAGCTGGTACCTAGGCTCGCATCTAACTTCGCCATAACACTTTTTTATCTCATATACAGCATCATATTTGTTTTTAGCATATGCACCGATATTAAGCATACTATCATGATTCATCATTTTTAATCACCTCCACATCACACTGATTAAAAGTAGCCTTGCTGATCATGTCGCCAGTAGGATTCTGATAATCATAAAGCCTTCTAAAAATACACATAGCCTCTTCCTTACTGTGAGCCATAGCCAACGCAATCGTATTACCATTTTTATAAACATAGACTTCTCTCTTAAACATGATGGTCACCTCCTTCAAAACCAAACAGCTCATTCGGAGTTGTATGCAAATAGATACATACATCGTTCACATAGCAACTCGGCATAGGAGTTCTTCCTGTTTTCCAATTGCTGACAGTTCCTTGCTTAACTCCCAGGAACCTAGCCAGAGCTGTCTGGGTAACCTTTCTATTTCTCATTATATCGTATAACTTAATCATTCTTCACTCCCTTTCACAACTGTCATATGATGCTTTTAAAAATTCTCTATAATCTTTTAACCACTCAACAACTTGAAGTGTTCTGTGTCCCCATTCGCTCGTTCCACCATCTTTCAGAGCTTCTTTTGCTGATGTCTCTAACTCTTCAATCACATCATCTAAATTATAATTCATCAATCTTCACCATCCCTTAAAATCTTCGTTCCAAGTTTTTTAACCTGTTCCTTGTATGAATAAAAATCAAATATTTGACTCCAATTCTTAAGCCAGAAAATATACAATTCTGATTCTGTACATTCAATTATCTTATCATTTTCAATTTTCATTAACTTCTGCCTCCACAGGCTCGCAGTACAAAACGTCACCCAAGCCATCCTTAAATATTCTCATTGTAACACCCGACTCAGGATCATTCCAAAGTTCCATGCTGTACTCGTCCTTCTTATCTGTGCCTGACTTATCCTTAAAAGCCAATGATACACAGAAAAATAACAAAACCAGAATCAAAACATTTTTTATGTAGTCTCTAATATCGTCCATAATTACTCACCTATCTTATAATTAAAATATTCAACTTCCATGCTGCTACCATTCTCTTCATGACAATAAGGACAGATATCATACTCTCTGTCCCTAAAGCCAGGTATCTGGTCTTCAGTCCTCTGCATATACTGTCTGCCACAATGGTAGCATTTAACCTTTTTCTTAACGACATCCCATCTTTCCATATTATTCATTATGCTCATCAAACCACCTCCTAAGTAATGAAATAATCTCAATAGCACCAGTCAATGCTTGTACATCTTTCTTCCATTCTTCACAATCACCCTTACTCATATCAACGCAATGACCTTTCAAATTTTCCAACTGATTAATAATTTCATCGTAACTCATATGCAAACCTCCTAAATCAAATCTTCAATAGTTTTTTCTTCAAACATTTCTAGCAAACATTCTTTGCATATATAATCACCATCAAAATCATAAACAGATTCAACCTCATCATCACATCTGTCGCAATAGAGATGTGGTACATGCTTGTGTGCTCCTGTACAAGGGTAGCCAGGAACTGCACATGCGCAGCAATCATTCTCATATCTAATCATTTCTATGCTCCTTCCTGTGGATCATTTCATTCCACATACGTTCAACTTCTTTTAATAAACCTATAATACATAAAGTTATGACAATAAACATTAAGCATATTTGTAACCTGTTATCAAAAACACAATAGCTGCAAAACCATCCAGAACCAAGTAAACCAATAATCAAATCTTTTAATTCCATTACTTAATCTCCTTTCATATCATGGATTTATACTAATTTTATAAGCATTTATGATCATCTGCTTTTCAGTTTCGTCCTTAGCCTCAGCCAAGAGCTTGTACATCTCTTCTTCTCTCGCTTTACGATACTCGGCAGAGTAAGTACTTTTCTTCCTTACTCTGCGTTTATTAGGATTATTATACTTTGTCCACTGAGCCATATCATTACCTCCTTAATAATTTTCCATCAACTCTTTTATCAAAAACTTGAAAACTGTTATACTTTTCATTCACACGTCTAGCAAGACTACATGCTTCATCCATATCTGCTGCAGGTATCAAGATCATAGGTAAATCATTGCCCCATACCTTCCAGAGATATAATTTTTCCTTCTGCTTTTTTGGATACATCCTCATATCTTATTCCTCCTGACTTTCAGTATCATAATAACTCATATCATATATATCATTTATATCATCCAATATATCACTTGTTACATCTTCCATAATTCCATTATAAATATCATACATAAAATATACCTCCTACTCATTGTCATATTCTCTAATTAAAATCATATCTTTAAAACAAGCACTATTCCATGTCAAACCTAAAAACTTATGTCCTTCTCTCTTATATAATTCAACTGCCTGTTCAAAACTTAATTTTGTATAATATCTTTTAATCTTCATATCATCTACCTCCTATGAAACTTAACAACATATTTCCTTAATACAATGATACCACTTATGTCACTATATGTCAATCAAAACTAATAAAAATCAATAAAAAAAGTGGTACATTCCTAAGAATATACCACTACATTTTATCAACTAGAATAAACCCCATTCAGCAAGTTTCGTAGCCACATTTAGAACATATCCATTTTTTGCAACATAATTACCACCTCTTGATAATTATATCACATTACAAGCATTTACTTAACTTCTGAATAAGGTATTTTCTTCCCATCTTTCAATAAAAATACATCTTTATCTGAACCCTTAAAATTTATATAACGCTGAAGGATTACGGAAACATATTTGGGATCAAGTTCCGCCATGTAGCATTTTCTGTTTAACTGTTCACAGGCTATTAGTGTGCTACCACTACCACCAAATACATCAAGAACAACCTCGCCCTCTCTGCTACTGCTTTTTATCGCTCTACTACATAATGCTATCGGCTTAGGTGTCGCGTGACCGCCTGTGTGTTCTCGCTCACTTTGGCTTGTAGCATCATACACCCAAACATCTATGCATTGATCTTTTGTCCCGTCAAAATATGCCCTTTCGGAGTAATATTCCTTTTTTAATTCATCATATTCTTTTTTGATTTCCTCGTATTCTTTTTTGATTTCCTCGTATTCTACACCAAATGCATTTATGCCATTATTGGCACAGTAATTTTGGATTTTGCAAAACGCTTCCTTTGTTGGAAATTCAAATTGTACTTTCGCCCAATAATGTGAACATCTTGTGCTGTCTATTTTTGATATTTGCTCGACACTTAAACCGCTTTTCTTTCTTTCGTCTTCAAACCATTTTCTTATTGGTTCAAACATTTCGTTAAATTCTTCAAGATTTCGTTTAAAACGCATATCCTGTTCACCGCACATTACAAACAAGCATTTCTCGTTTGTGTAATAACTTCGGCTATTTGACGAACACGCCCCGTTAAAAAGCATTGTTGGGTTATCATTTTCTTTTTTCCAAGTTATGAGGTTTCGGAATGTTATCTTGTTTTCTTTTGCCATCGGTTTCAAGATATTGCTGTAAATATCCATCAGTGGTTCATCAATGCCCCAACAATACCAAGAGCCATTATCTTTCAATGCTCCGAATGTCAGCGGAATCCATTGGCGGTTGAAGTCGAGCAAATCATCAAAATTGAGATTGTCGTTCAAAACACCCTCATTCTCTTTTTTCATGCCATAGGGAGGATCTGTAAAAACAAGGTCGGCTTTTACCCCATCCATAAGCCTATCAATAACCGCAATATCTGTACTATCTCCACATATAAGTCTGTGATTGCCTAATATGTATAAATCGCCTACTTTAGCTTTTGGCTCTGTTGGAGGTTCGGGTGCTTTATCTTCCTCGATTTCTGTGTTTTCTTCTATATCTTCTGGTAAATCCCAGTCAATATCAAAATCGCTAAAATCAAGTTCTAGGATATCTTCTGCAAGTAAATCAAAATCCCACTCTGATAGTTCTGCTGATTTATTATGAATTATTCCATACTCTTTGCGTTGTTCATCAGTTAAGTGGTCTAATCGAATAACAGGAACTTCCTTCATGTGCAATTTCTTGGCGGCGGCTAATCTGCCATGCCCCTCGACTATGATGTTTTTATCGCTCCATATACCTATCGGATCGTTGAAGCCGTATTTCTGTATTGATACCATTATTTGTGATACATCATAATCAGCATGTTTTCTTTGGTTGCGTTCATAAGGTGTTAAATCGCCTATCGGTAAATACTCTATCTTTATATTATCCATTATTTTCTTTCGCCTTTCTCTTGTTACTCCACTTACTTTTATTTATTTCTTTCTCAAAAGCATCTTTGACGTTCCAACCTGCTTTTAGCCTTTGATATATTAAATGTCTGTTCTTACCATACTTGTCAGCTAATTTCGCAACAGTATCTCTTTCGCCATTATATTCTACAATTAAATTACTTCTTCTGTTATTTTGATTTTCTTTTACTGTTACCCACCTGCAATTATCGGGTGAATAGCCTTTTTCATTATCTATTCTGTCAATCTGCAATTCGTCAGAATATCCATTTGCTAATGACCACTCTCTAAATTTTGTATAATCATTTAGCCATTCATCACACATTTCTATATCTTTATACTGTTCATGCGTATTTATTCTAGCTATTATTGCTTTATATCTTTCATATAATCTTTCCTTTTGATAGCCATAAGCATTATGATACCTTATGCCATTTTCACAATTCGGGCATATCGCTTTTGCTTTTATAAATCCTCTGCTTTTCCATGCTTCAAATCCACATTTTACACATTTTACATAATATTGCGTATCACTTTTGTAATGCCTACTATCTAAAATTAAAAAGCCATTTTTAATAGTTCCTATATTCTTTGTTTTTCTTACTGCCATATAATTACCTCCGATAATATAATTATACTACATCAAAACCGAACTATCAATAACTTAATGAACGAATCCAAATTGCTTAATAGATTCAGCCACATTCTTTATTTGCTTGCTATCATGCTTTTTTGCATTACGCTCATATGGTTTAATTTTACCAATTTCAATCTGTTTGATTTCCATTATTAATTTTCCTTTCTACTGTATGTATTTTTTATCTATTTACTCTCCTTATGGTTTGGACAATTATTACAATCTTCTATTGGATAACAGCAATCTGCATCTTTCAAAAATTTACATTTATCTGGTTGTTCTAATTCCTTCTTTATAAACGCAAAATATTTTAAGCAATCTCTAGAATACCAATTACAAACATCTCCTTCTATTATGATTAAAGAATCCATACCTAAAGTTAATTCACATTCTCTATAAGTATCTTTCTCTCCATCCGTACATTCTACATAAGCATATTTGCACTTCATCATTTCATCCATTTAATCAACCTCCTTGATTTCAAATCCTTGGTACATTGCATTTGATAATGCGTTGACAAATTGTTCATCATTTGATTGCTCCATATATCCAAGATGAGCCAACATTCCGTGGAGCATTTCGTGCATTATAGTTTCTTTCTTAATCTTGTCATCCATATCCTTATTGATTTTTATTTCTGCTTTTGTATAGCTTATCATTCCACAATGCGTATCAATGTCAAACTTATCTTCACATTCAATCACCTTGTGTGGAATACCACAAATATTTACTATCATTTTTATATCTCCTTATTCACTACACAATTTTATAAAATCTTCTTTTGATTTTTCGTGTATTTCATCTTCGATTTCTTTTATTATTAATTCGTGAGTCAATACAGGTCTGCCTAAAAGGTTTTCTATGTATCGATGGAATATGTCGAACTTTTCTCCAGTTAACATAGCATATCCAGTATATGCCATTATAATAGCACGTTCTTTATCTGTCATTCTTTTATCTCCTTTTTCTTTCTATGTAAATACCTTTTTTAAAAATAAAATATTGATTTATCAATATTAAAATTGATGTTATGGAATTAATTATTGTTAATATAATTATCATTTTTCTATCTCCTTTAAATGTTCTTCTATAGTTGCTAACGCATAACCTAAACCATCACTATAACTTAAATCTGATAATACATTTTCGTATTCGTTCATTTCTTTTTCTAGTTCTTCGTTTATCTTATCCCAAGCCTCAAGACTTTTAATTGCTTTCATCAAGGCTTTACATAAATCGTGATTATTATATCCTGCTGTTTTGTCATCTAAATAACTACCATAATTTGCAATTAAACATCTTATCATTGTTATCTCTTGTTTATTATCCATTTAATCACTCTCCTTATCGTATGGGCATCTTGTATAATCATTTATGTGCATATACAATGCCTTGAACGAATTACAATACCCACATTTCATATAATGCTTATCCCTGTATTCAAAATAGTTAGGGCATTTACTGCATTTTTGTTCTAATTCTTTAAGCCTTTTATTTTCCTGTTTGTTCATTTACATGCCCTTCTGGATCATGCAAAAAATATCACATTCAGGTATTATCTCTTTATTATTTCCCCTGTTTTCATCAAGCTCATCCAGGTAGCATTCTTTCAAAATACTATATCCTAATTTCCTTTCAAGTAAACTTCTTGATTCAAATACTTCTGGGAAATCTTTGCGAATCTTGTTCCAATACCCCATACCACCTTTTATGCATCCTACGCAATTATTATTTGGATAACCTAAATCATACATTCTTGGTCTTTTTATGCCTAACTTTTCAAGTATTGCATGACTTGATTCTTTCGACAAATGGTTTTCAATTAAAGGAAACCTATGCTCGAACTGTGGCATGGATTCTTTGAGCCTTTCAGCTCTATTAACTTCATTCACATCCATCCCCCAGTAATAGGTTATATTTTCATTCTGGTGATTTTCTTCCCATTGTTTTCTAACTCGCTTTTTTAAATAATTAGTACATGGTGCGAATCCACCTCTTAAGCTGATAACACCTGCTGCCAAAATTGCATTTTCCACATTACCATACTCGCTTTTTAATATTTCAATATCTTTTCCAAGAGCCTTTTCACAATCTTTTATAAATCGCATCGTGTCAGGCTCCTGATCATCAATATCAATATAAATAAACTTATCAATTTCATCTTTACAAAGGTATCCAGCAATAAAACTTGATACCCCTGCACTTATCCAACATACTTTCACATCAACCACATTTCACATTCCTGTGATGTGGTTAAATATCTGATTTGCTCTTATGCGACTTTAAAAAGCCTTATAGCCACGATAATTTATTTTTACACCAACATATCTCCTTCATCTGTTGGCAACCTTGTTTCACAAGGATAGATGCTACTTCCTTTCAATTCTAACTTCTTTAACCATTTTTGCAATTTTATCTCTGTCCCAGCATCTCGGATCAGATAACCTAGGACAGAGAGTATCATTAATAGAATGTTGCTTTCCCAACTCACATCTTCTGCAATCCTGATTATTACTTTCACAAATCACATGCAAAGTTGTGAGATATTCAATTGCACCTTTCATATTGCCTCCTAATAAAAATCTTCTAACCGATACTGCTTATTCAAACCATGAGCGTAATCGGTAAGAACTATCTTGCTATAATAAATACCCTTTCCACTTCTGCCTTTTTCAGGTAATTTTCGAGTGAGCTCATTAAAGAATTTTTTACTAGACATTTCATATTCCTTATTTTCTTTTGCCCATTTCGAATAAATCTTAAAAAGGTCGGATGCAGGTATACGATTATCATCCGTATAATCAATGATTATGCAATCATCGATGAAATTAGCAATCAAATCCATTTCCTTCTTGTAATCATTGACTGACTGCTTAACTCTCTCTGGCTCTTCAATGCCATGCTTATGCCATTTCACGCAACCTTCAACACACCATGCAAGTATCTGTGGAAACTCCTCACGTAACTTATATTTCAAGTTTTTATCAACCTTCTCCTTAGGGATATTAACTTCAAACGGAATTAGTTTAATTCTTCTCCAGATACCCAAATCAGTACCTCTAATAATAGGCTTATGATTTGTAGCTATCCAAATTTTGAACTCAGGTGCATACTCGAACTCATCACCATATAAGAATCGGCAAGTAATCTTCGAGCCACCTGTCAACTGCTTAAGCAGGCCTTCATTCAAGCGAACTCCTTCAGTAGGTTCTTCTGACGTTACAAATCTCACAGACTTTAGTCTAGCAATATCTGAATTAGCACCAGAGTCAAACTTCTTCATCATAATCGTTTCTGGCTGTACATTGCTTGAATAACTACCAAACAAGTCTGCTAATGTATCAAGGAATGTTGACTTACCATTATTACCCATGCCATACAGGAAATAAGCACACTGCTCTCTGTTAGATCCTGACATGCTATAACCAATACTTCTCTGGATATATTCCTGCAATTCCTTATCACCATCAGTAATTTCATCCAAGAACTTAAGCCATCTCTTTGGTTTCTTGCCAGATGTATCATACTCAGAATAGCATATTTTAGACATCATAAAATTTGCATCATGTGGCAGCAGTTCGCCATTTCTAAGATTTATGATTCCATTCTGACAATTAAAATAATCAGCATATGAGTCCATCTCATCAGTCATAACAGGAATATCAGCCAAGTGTTGACATTCTTTTATCATGGCTTCTTTATTTTTTGATGATGATGTACGATTAGCAAATTTTAAAAGCTGAGTCTGGACATCCTCGTCTTGTTCCATGAATGCTTCCTTTTTCAAATCTTCACAGATTATATCAGCCAACTTCTTAATTTCTCCAGAATCATCAATTCTCCACGCCTTGCCATCCCAATAGTACCACTTCTTGCGATTATAAGAATATCTGATGATATCACCAAACTTATCATAAAGCCTATGAGCATTACCTGTATCTGTCTGGTCATATTGTTTCTTAGGCTCTTCTGCTGCCACACTTCCATCAGCAAATAATGCAAATGCTAACTTTGTATCATCATACTTCTTTGGCTCATAAACATTCGAACAATTCGCACATGCTCTACCAATAGTTATTTCACCATAAGTAGAACTACCACGCTTCTCGTCCCATTTTTTTCTAAATAGGCCAGATGACCTAAATATCTTATCCATCTGCTCTTCATTCTTTTGAGTCCAGAATGCGAGCTGATTACATAACGCAATATCTGCTTCAGACTGTGACGGATATATGCCTTCCCAATTTCCTGAGTAAAGCATATTAAATAAATAACCCGACTTACAATTTCGAGCCTTATCAATAATCTCCTGATCCGTCAAGTCTATAAAAGTAAAAGATTTAATCGCAGACGACTGTGGAGTTTTAGATGGCAAATACTTACTATGTAGTATTTTTATAGTCTCCGTACAGTCCTTAACTTCTGTATATTTATCATTATATAGATTTCCTGTGCAGATGAAATATCTTCCTGCAGAATACATTTCAACTCCACCCTTACGTCTTGCCCCCTCTGGCAATTCGCCTTTGCAAATGATATGAATACCATCACCAGACCTACTAATCTCTGTGTAACTTTGTAAAGTTTCAACGAACTCATCACAAAAATCCACCTTATCAAGACAGTGGTCAAGGTCGACACCAAAATAACCATTTGCAAATTCAAATCCAATGCCATCGAAACCAAATTTTTCACATGCTGCAATCGCATCTTTATAAGTCCCCCAGGTAGTGCTATCATTTGATTTAGCATTTTTACCTGTATAAGGGTCTTTAGGAATCTTATCAACAGACTTCCAACAAACCCATTGTTTTAACTTCCTAAGTGACTTAGGAATATTATCCACTACAGTAATCATTTTTTATACACCTCAGCAATTCTATTAACTTCTTCTTCTTCAAAAAACCATCTTCCAGAGATTGGATTTTTTTCGCCATGAATTTTACCATTGCGAATCCACTGTCTGATAGTTCTAACCTTTACCCCGATTCTATCAGCTGCTTCTTTTACGCCAACATATAAAACTTCTTCCATGATTTCACCTCCTTGCATATAAGATAATACAATGATATTATAGCCGATAATATCACTTTATGTCAATATATGGTAGCCTTGTTTTTTGTAAATGTTTGCTCTCTTCTTTGCCCAACCTAAATACATACCAAAATTATCAACAAAATCGATAATACATCCATTTATTTTTCCATCGGCTTTACGCTCAACCCTACCTGCAGACTGAATAACTGTCGTAGGATCCTTTTCGGGAGTAGCGAAAACTACATTTTTCAGATTAGGCACATCCAGACCTTCCTTTGCGAGCTGATAGGTAGCGAATATACAATCAATTTCAAAGTTGTTCAACTTAAGCAAAGCATCACGCCTTTCTTCTTTCGCCTTTTTACTTTGCCCCATTCCAGACAAACAAATAGATTTTCCGTTATAAGCATCATTTAAGCGTTTCAAATAATCAACTCTGTTAGCCAAGACTAAAGTCGGTGAGTCAAGTGCATTAACTACCATGGATACCTTATCAAAACGCTCATCATTGCTAATTAAATCAGCAATCAAATTTGAATAATTAATAGTACCATCGCCACATAACACATCATCGGGATTAGGCATATATTCAGTAGGCACAGTATATACATTCACATCACATATATTAGTCCTAACTTCAGACTTATCAATCTCGATTATCTTATCGCCAATCAAGGCAAACATGGATGTCTCTAGGCCATCAGCACGTTTATCAGTAGCAGTGATACCATACTTATATCTGCAACTAAGATTAGTCAATACTTTGTAGAATTGCATAACCTTAGTCGGAGATCCTATCGCCTTATGACATTCATCAATGACTATGACATCCCATTCATCTTTATAATTTTGCAAATCAAGACCAACCATAGTCTGAATCGTAGCAAATGTAATCTTGCCTATATTAACCTTGCCTTCTGTGATAGTCCCATAAAAGCCATCTTCATGATTATCATAAACAGACTTTGCCCTGCTTAAACTCTGATTAAGTAAATCCTTTGTATGAGTTAACCACAGACACTTACCACCTATCCTGGCTATCAATTCTAAAGCAGTCTGAGTCTTACCACTTCCACATGGCATTACGATGACTCCGTTCTTCGCAAATAATGCCCTATCTACTGCGTTTTCTTGGTAACCATATAACTTTATATGACTTTTATAATAAACCCTTCTTAAATCGACAATCTGACGGTCAAATGGGCATTGCTTGCCAAAGCGTTGCCAAATTGTATTCAAACATCCGAATGGAAGTACCAAACAGTCGTCTTTTTTCTCAAACAAATATAATTGTCTCGGAGTACTACCTACCCATTTTCCCATCTGCACTTTTTTGATATATTCAGGATTATCCAAAATAAGATTAGACTTACACCAGCTCATTACATCAGGCGTATAATCATAAATCTTTATATCGTTCGAAATCTCTACATTCATTTAACTTCACGCTACCTTTCTGTTTTAATAAAAGCCAATCTACTATCTTTATTCCATCTTCATACTCAACAAAAAACATTGGCTCACTATTTCCACACTTCAACCATTTATCAAAAGCAAGTTTCTGATTATCCTCAACCCTAGTCATTCCAAATGATTTCGCTTTGCAAGTCTTTGCGTCTATTGCATAAGCCTTGCCATCTTTTACTGCAATAATATCAAATGGCTGTGAGCCACGCTGATCAGGCGAAATAAAATGTACCCAATAACCCATGCCATTCAATTCTTCTACCACTTTATTTTCGAAATCAGTTCCTAACTTTTTGTTATTCATCTGCTTCCTCCTTAAACGCCTTTGCTGCAAACATACCTAAAACAATTGTAGTATATTCAATCATTATTCTTTGCGATAATACATCAGGCACTTCTTTTAATAACGTTTTTGTACATTCATTTAATGTATCTTTTTATAATGACAAAAAATCTTTTTTCGAAATAATCAAAACATCATGTTCAACATCCATATAAACCTCCTTAAAAAACAAAGCCATAGCAATATAACTCACTATGGCCTTGTATATTTACATATTAATCAAATGGAACTTCATCATCATCAATGAATGAATCGTCCACAGATACATTATTAGCACCACCATTACTATTGCCATTTGGCTCCTGCCATGCAGGTAAATCGCTCTGCTTTCCAGCATGAATGAAATAACTAATCTTTGCAGTATCATTACCATTGTACTCCTGATGTTTAACCATACAAGCACCTACCTGACCAATCCATGACTGCATATTAAAATTGCCTTCCTGGATGCCTGCAAACGAATCAAAAAACTGAGTTAACATTCTATTAGTTATTTCAGGCTTATCTGACATGAAAGTAATATAATGATATAAGATAGAACTAGATCCTGAAACCTCAAACTGTAAAACAAGCATATCATTTCCAGATTTGCTCTGTGCTTTTTCTGCACTCTTGATTCTGATTCTATATCTGCCTTCAGGCAACACACTAAACTTCTGTTCTTCTCTCTGATAATTCCAACTCATAATTTAAATCCTCCTAATTATTCCATTTTATAAAATCTTCAACTCGACATGCTTTTCTGCTGTCGATTTGGTTTTTCGCATAAACATTAGTACTAGCCTCAAGGCGTATACCATGCTCTCCGTCTTTGTTAATGAATATCTTTCCAACGACATCACAAAGTCCACAGATATTATCAACTATCTTAGCACTAATCTTAGGATATAACCTTGAATACTGAGTTCCATCAGTCTGGGTAAAAGGCTCTACGGTCTCCCAAGCAGTCCAGATAACATTCAAGCCAAGCGATTTCATGAATCTAAGTGAATTAACTAACTTAAATTGCATGTACTGATAATCACCCATAGCAGGAACTCCTTTATTTTTCCCTTTGCTACCAAGATCAGATAAAATACATCTCTCAAGCTCGGATATATTATCCACAGCCACAGTCCTAATATCCATCTCTTCAAGTTTACCATTGGCTTTCATTTCAGCCAACTCTTTCATAACAGAATCCCAACCTTCCCAAGTATTAACATTGTCAACTTCCTGCACATAGATACTATCAGTATCTTTTACGATTTCGCCCTTGCCTAAGGTCCGCTGAATAGTTCTGTCCACATCAAGAACCAACGTATTACCTTCGGATGCTTCTGCAATAAGACCAATAGCAGTAGACTTACCTACTCCAGGTGGGCAGTAAAGTAAAGCTGTATAAGTTCCAACGGAACTACCTATCTTCTTAAAATCCATTACTTATCTCCTTTCTCAAAATCTTCAAAAACTAATTTGATTTTTTGCTCTGTTAATTTGCTAGGTGTCTGGATACCATTTTCGATATTAGCAATCGTCTGTAAACTCACACCTGCCAATGCTGCCATTTTGGCTTGTGATAAATTATTTTTTGCTCGAAATTTTAAAATATCATCTTTAATCATTTCAGCACTCCTCCTTCCAAAAACCATTATAGCATATTATGGTTATTCGTGTCAATCAATTCTATACAATATCATATATTATTATATATTTCTTTTATTTTTTTGATGAAGGATATGAAGGATAATCATACATTTTGTAAAAGTCTCTATAGAAAAAAATTACTATAGGAAAGTTTATAGAAATGAAGGATAATCCTACACGATACTACATTATCCTACATCATCAGGATGATGGATTATATTCAGATCATCAATTCTACAACCATTCTCATCCAACGCCCAAACATTAATATATCCATCCTTATCAATTGTGAGATTTAAAAAACCACTATTGGTATCTTTGTAAATCTCAGCATACTTTTTTGAAATGTCTGTGGCTACCCTATCCAGATAGGCCTTAAATTGCGTTTTATCCATGTTTTCACCACCTTCCCTATAAATACTCGTTCTCAACCATAAAATCGGCTTTAACAAAGCATTTTGTGCATAATACGATAGGCTTAGTAAAATTACTTAACATGAATAAATGGTACTGCTCATCTTGTATCTTCGATTTACAATTATCACATACAGGTAACTGATCAAGCCAACGTTCATATGCTTCTGCTTTATTACGCTTAAATTCTTTCAAATCATTGTACATACAATATCCCTACCTTTCTGAAGAAAACAAACCTATTGTTCCGATTCCAATTATACATCTTATGTCAGTATATGTCAATAATTTATAATAAAAACCAATAAAAAATAGGAGTATAACACTCCTATTTTTATGCTTTCGATATTCTTTTTATAATCTCATCATACTCCTTCGGGTACAAAGCCTTAATGACTTCCATGTGTTCGTCCAATATTTTCATAAATTCTACAACATTAGAATTACTGCATGCCTGGATGAACTCGCTCTTGCTTTCAAATTTCGGTAATGTTTTGCCATCATACCCAAGTCCAGACATATTATTCCTTGCAGTATACAACCACGCTAACTTCTGCAGATTAGCATAAGTCGTGTCTGACTTCTCTAATTTTCTGATTTCATCTTCTATTTCTTTTATATCCATAAGCCACCTCTAAAAAAGGCTCGCCAAAAATAGCGAGCCATAGTTTTTAGTCTTCTACCTGTTTCATCCACTTCTGGATCATTCTGCGTTCTTCCTCTGTGTTTGCATCTTCTAGCATATCCTGAAGTTGATATTTCATAGACATCATTGAATCGTCTCTTGAATATCCCCTTCTGCCACCTCTACGACCTCTAGCATAAGAGTAGCGACCATCTCTTCCCCTGCTCATATTTCTGCCAGAATACTCATTTGCATATTCATTTGAATAGCCAGATTCTTCCATGGCAATAATCGTATCAATAGATTTGATAGAATGAGTTAGCTTATCAACAGCATCAAGAGAGCCTGCTGATAATTCACCTTTGCGAGTGATTTTTTCAAGTTCATCGCAAAGCATCTGTTTGAGTTCTTCCATTTCGTGCATAGTTTACCTCCTCTCTAGGCTATCCTTGTTATTGTTAAATTTGCATTTTGTACTTCAATGACTGGTGTTGGTGTGACAGTTGGGTCAGTTGTAGCCAGCACACTGTCAACACTTAAACTAAAGCAGCACCCCTTTGGAACTTTGATGATTGCTGTTGATGTTACATTGCTATATTCTCCAACTGCTGTTGGTGTTGATATAGCTCTGCTTGTCAATCTAGGCTCTCCATTTACTGTGAGAGCGATTGCAATCGGAGTCACTGCTCCACCTTCTGGGATTGCTATATTTCCATTGAATGTAACTTGATAAGTTGCATAACAATTGCAAGGATTATTCACAACGCCTTTGAGAATAAAATTCCCTGTTTCACTTTCATGATACACATATCCTTTGTTACAGGGAATAGATGTTCTTAATAGTACAGGACCATTCAAAGAAACTTCCTGCACATCATTCCACAAAAATTCACAAGCCATTGCTCTCACCTCCTAGAAGTTGCCACAGCCACATCCACAACCATTGTTGTTGCATGTGAAAATTGGTGTTCTACCATATACTGGAGTTGTAGGCACAGGACAATTGCTTAATCTGTTATAAAGTGCATCTACTTCGTCAGAGAATCCCTGCTGAATAAATGCGTTCTGTGCTACCTGACTAGCCTGTAAATTAGCCATAGTAAGCTGACGCTCAAGATCAGCAATCTTAGTATTCTTGCCATCAAGTTCTAACTGACAGAGTTTGTCTAAGATAGCCTGAGTATTTGCTGTCTGATTCTGAAGTAAATCTCTAGTATTATTTGCATCAGCAAATCTTGTAGCATTGCCTTCATTCTGAATAATATTCTGTGTCTGGCAAGTAGCAAGTCTATTATCACAGCAACACTGTGCTAACTGACTAGATACATCAGAGATTGCTCCTGTGATTGCTGTCTGCATAGCAAAATTCTGATTCATGTTAGCCATCTGTCTTGAATTATCAGCAATTTCTGCAGTTGCAAAACCATTAGATACATTCTGATTTACACCAGCGAATCCATTACAAAGCTGAGTAGCAATACCATTTACAGCACTCTGTACTCCTTCAATATTTGAGTTAATCATCTGGTCTCTAAAGCCATCATTTGTGATTTCAGCCTGGTTCATCCATGGATAGAGTTCATTTCCACCACCGAATCCACCACCGAATCCGTTGCCCCATCCTCCGTTGCATAAGAGAATGAAAAATAAGATAATCCCAATTTGTTATCGTAAAAGTTTTTTATCTCTTACTTCTTACACTTGTTATTCATGTAAGTTCAGCATATCTTTTCAATACTTCCAAGAACGTCTTTGTCTAATAGCACGAATTGTAGATGCGGCAACATTAAAAATTTTAGATAATTCTGGTGAAGTAAGTTCTGTGTGTTTTCGTATAAAACTTACCTGTTCTTGAGTAAGTTTAGACCATGAGCAATCTTCACCCATCGTGTGTAACTTCTCTTCAACAGCATGGTCACGATTTTGTTGATTTGTTACCCACTCTAAATTATCGGCACAATTATTTAATTTGTTACCGTCCTTATGATTTACTTGCGGTAAGTTATTAGGATTTGGAACATATTTAGTTGCTACAAGTCTATGTACAAATTGTAATCTACCACCTATAGAAACTCTATAATATCCCTTACCATTCTTCTGTGGTTTAACGTGTTTACCACTGTGTTTATTTATAACTTCACCGTCTTTTGTAATTTCATAATCGTCTACTGTAAAAGTTCTATAAATTCTTGGCATAATAATCCACCTCCTGACAATATTATATCATATGGGGGATTATTTTGCAATAAGTATTGTTGCGGCCTCGTGGAAGAATTATATTCTGTAAATACAGGTTCATCTTCTATGCGTTGCCCCTGACTGCATTATTACATACAGCCTTCGGTTCGGATTAGCATTTCAGCCTTCCCGCTTAATTCCGCAATTTAAAGTTGGCAGATATGTTTACCAACCGTTGTCGCCACCGAAACCACCAAAGCCACCACCATTTCCATACATTGGTGACACTGGCATAACCATTCCGTTTTCATCTGATAAAGCCATATGTTTATCCTCCTTTGTTCTTTATATAATAATTTGCAAATTATTTATTTGATTAAATTTTTAAACTGATTAGCCATCTTTACAGCATTATTATACTGCTCTTGGCTTATCTGCCCTGAATTAAGCATATTCTGTACTTGCTGTTTAGGATCACCTTTAAAAGTATTTCTAAACTGTTGAAACTGCTTAAGCATAGGATTCATATTCTGATTTGGATTAAATAACGGATTCATACTTATCACCTCTCTCAATCATAGACTTAAGTTCTTCTATTTTCTTATCGAACTCCTCTCTGCTAATATAATTTTTATCATCATCAATTTTTATAGGCAGTTTAGTCTCCTCACTGTTTCTAATCGTATAATCAAGTATTTTTATAGTCGGCATGCCCATCATGTCTGCAGACTTAAGATATATAGTCTGACTCTCAGAATCCCACAACTGTACAGTTGTGTTAGGTGCTACCAAATAAGACTTTGCTCCTGCAAGTCCTTGCACCCATATAATTCCATTGTTATTTTGTGGCTGTTGATAATAATTCATCATCATTTGTACCATCCTTTCTCATAAAACAATAAATCGGTATCTTATCTCCAGAATCCCATGTGTCATAGTAATCGCCATCTATTACTGCAACAAAATGAGTTCCAGTTCCTACAACAAACACACCTTCTTCATGATCATTGCAAAAATCTTTTATTGTATAGCAATTAGGACATGTGTTGTTTATGATTTGTTTCTCATAGCCATTTGCAACCAGGTACTTCTCCACAACTTCATTGCTAGATGGCATATCGCCATCAAGATAACCTAGCATGGCCAAACTTAAAAAAGCCTCTTCCCATAGGATGTCTTCAGCAATAGCCACAGCTCGCACTGTGCAGTCGCCAACTAATTTTTCCCTAGGATTTGGGTTAAAATTTACAAACATATCGACTACCTCCTTAAGCTATAATCTATCAAATTTAAATCAAAATTATGCACAACAAAAACACAAATTTTTTACAAATTTTTAACAAGGTATTTACAAGACATATTATGTTATGATATGATATATATTGTAAATGAGAGTTAAGTTCCTGCATTTTAAGGTGGTGTGTGCAGTAATTT